GTCCCTGGCAAACCCCGGTAGGGAATTGACCCCCCCCCACCCCCGAGCCGGGGGTAGTGGGTACCGAACGCTCGTAAGTCGGGTCATCGGTTCCGGGGGTCACTGAAGCCGAACCGAGTTACGCGCGGCCCCGCGGCCGGCCCTGGACGCCCGCGGAGCCCTCGGCCGCGGACTTGGCCCGATGACACGCCGAGCACACGCCCTGCAGGTTGGCGAGATCGTCGGGGCCTTCCTGGGCCTTCGGGACCCGGTGGTCCACCTCGGTCGCCGCGGCCCGTTGGCAGAGAGCGCAGATGGGCTGGGCCGCGAGCACGATCGCCCTGAGCCGGCGCCAATTGGCGCCATAGCCCCGCGACGACGCCGAGCCCGCGGACGTCCTCCACGGCCGCCGGTTCCCCTTGCCACGCTCGGTGCAGGCGGGGCAGTAGTTGCCCTGGGCCGCGAGCCCTGGGCATCGGGGAGACGCACACGCGCGGGGGGGGGACTTGGGCATCACGCCTCCTTGGGCAGCACGACACCGCGATCGCCAGCCACCTGGACCCAGGTCCTGGGCTTCCGGCCCGAGCCCTGCAGCACCGCGGCCTTCCCGGTCAATCGCTGCCAGCGACGGACCGCCACGTCGACGAACACCGGGGAGAGTTCGATCGCGCGACACTTCCGGCCCAGCTGCTCGGCCGCGGACAGCTGAGAGCCCGAGCCAGAGAACGGTTCGAACACCACGTCCCCGGGATCGGTGTGCTTCCGGATGGGGCGAGCGAAGATCTCGACCGGCTTCTCGGTGGGGTGCTCATTGCCCACGGGGCGCGACTTCCCATCCCAGTCGGCCGCCATCACGTCCGACATCTCGTCGAGCGCCACTTGGGCCCGAACGTCCGATGGCAGCACCCATACCGACGTCGTCCCGTGCCGGCCATCGTGCTTGGGCTTGGACCCTTGGCGCCACCCCACCATGCAGGGCTCGTGCTGGAAGTGGTACATGCACGATCCGAACACCGAGGTGGGCTTGATCCAGACCAGCTGCTGGTGGTCGAGGATCTGCAGGTCGGCCCAGACCTTCTGCAGGCACCCGACCCGACGATGGGCATGCCAGCAGTAGATCGCCGCGTGCGGGGCCATGACCGCCAGGGCGTTCGTGAACAGCGCCCGGAAGAACCCGTCCGCGTCTTTGATCTCGACCTCGTTGTACTCCTCCGACCAGTCCTTCCCGAATTTGCCCATGCGCCTCCCGGTGTAGTCGACCAGGTACGGGGGATCGGTCGCCACGAGCGCCGCCTTGTCGCCCGCCATCACCCGCTGGACATCCTCGAGCACCGTGCTGCTGCCACAGAGAAGCCGGTGGTCGCCGAGCAGCCAGACGTCGCCTGCCTTGGTGACCGCGGCCTGGAATGCGGCCGGCGGGGTGTCCTCCTTCACCTCGGCGTTCCCGGGCAGCTTATCGAAGTCCGCCGCGCTGAACCCCACCACGGCCCGCATGGTCTCGTCCATGGCGCTGAGGGCCGCGAGCAGCCCCTCGTCGTTCCACCCCGCGAGCTCGGGGGTGCGGTTGTCCGCGATTGCAAACGCCTTCAGCTTCGCCGGCGGGAGCGAGGTCCTGACGATCGAGACCTGAGACCACCCGAGCGCCCGCATCGCCTCGAGCCGACCGTTCCCGGCATGCACCACGCCATCGGCGTCGACCACCAGGGGGTGCTGCTGGCCGAACTCGCGGAGCGAAGCGGTGATGGCCTTCAGGTTCTTGGCATCGTGCACCCGGACGTTCTCCGGGTCCGGCTTCAGCGAGTCGATCGGCACCGTCTCGACCTGCAGACCGCCACCGTTGCCGATGCCCAGTGGCACCGCGGGCGCGGGCGCCGGAGCGGGATCCGCGGCCGGGGCTTGGGGCTTGGTCTTGCGAGGTGAACGCGCGCGTGCAGTGGGCATGAAAACGCCCGCGGACCCACGTTGGGCCCGCGGACGCTCGGGGGGGGACTACCGGATGTTGGGCTCGATGACCTGGATGGTCACGTCGGCCGCGGACGAGAAACCGATCGCCACCTGGCCGGCGGAGTCGTTGTAGGCCGCGGGGAAGGGGCCGAACACCCAAGTGGCCAGCGCCGGGATGACGCCGACGACCGAGGGGGCAGCCTGGGAGGGGAAGTTGGAATCAGCCGGCCGGGTCGCCAGCACCGGGGCGATGGTGACGGTCCGGGTCGCCGAAGCGTGCGAGTTCTTGATCACCAGCAGCGTCTTGCCGGAATTGTTGAACTTGTGCCCGGTGCCATCGGCAGCGACCGCGGGGAGGTCGACGGGGGTGGTGGACGCGGAGGTGGAAGCTTGGGTGGTGGCCATGGCGGTCTCCTGGTGGGGGTTTCACCACCCTAGACAGCAACCCGAGCAGGGGACACTCGTAGAAATTGGGGACATTGGGGGAGGCCGGGGAGAGAAACCTAACACCCCAAAGTGCCACGGAGGGCCGAGGGCCTATCCCTTGGGCGTCCTGAAACTGCAGGCTCCGCTTTCTCAGACCGATAACGAACTGATTGCCCGCATTTTGATGGCATTAAGGGGCGTCCGGTTGACAGATCGGTAGCCGCGAGCCAAGATGTGGCCGCGAAGCCGATGCAGAACCACACCCCCACAGACCACCCCGAGCCGAGCCTGCCCCCTGGGCTGCCGGCTTCGCATCCGCGACTCAACGCGGGCTCGGCTCGGGATGGTCACCACAAGCTGAGCCTTGTTGGTTCCACCGAACCGGCCGCGAAGCGGACCGGGGCCTCTCGTCAAACACGGGCGTCAGGAGTCGAACCTGTTGCCCCGGCCGCGCCCGCGGCCTCGATGACGATCGGCCACCGGACCATCCGCCTCGAGGTCGGGCCCGGGACCGAAGCGCTGCTGCACCGGGTCCTGGACCTGGTCGAGCACGCCATCGGGTTGGAAACGCAGGGCTCCGCACCAGGAGCCGTCCGTGTCGAACCCAGCAACCGGGGCTGAACGCCCCAAACCCACCACGCCCATCGTCACCGACGCTCGGGGGGTCATGGCCCGCATCGGAGATCGGGTCTCGATCCATACCGGCACCACGCTCGAGCAGCACGGTTACATCCACGTCATCAAGACCGGGAAGGTGAAGGTCCTCGAGCTTGAGTTCCCCGACATAGCCGAGGCCTCGGAGTGGATGGAATGGGTGAACGACGGGGAGTTCACCGTCCTGACGAAGGACGACACCTCGACCCGGCCCCTCTTCCCGGCCGCGGGAGGTGCACGTTGAACAGCATCACCGTCACGGCCTTTGGCGCCCCCGGCTCGTTCGCCCGCCGCGTCCAGGAGAACCCCGCGATCGCGGTGCAGGTCCTGCACGCCCTGCGAAACAGCGACGCCCTGATTCAAACCCTCTGGACCGTTGTGGTTGGCCAGGTCATCAAGCCCGGGGAGTACGCGGACCAGATCGCCGCCATCACCCGGCAGTTGGATGCGAACGCCGCCGCGATCAAAGACTGCGTCGACCAGCCCGCGGCCGACCTGCAAAGCCTGCTGACGCCCGCGGTCGAGACCTGGCTTCAGCGGGGCTTCACCCGGCAGCAGATCGCCGCGGCCATCCTGCACCCCGACCGAGTCCACGTTGAACTGCCCCGCACGGACGGACGCCCCATGGGTCGCTTCATCGACGGGATGTTCAGGACCCTGGGAGCGCCCGCGCCCGAGACCGGCACCAACATCGACGTCACCGGATGAACCCAACGGACCGGGGGCGGGCCCTCGTGGCGCGAAGGGCCCGCCCACCGGCATCACGACCACGCGGAGACAGCACCATGCACATCGGCCAGATGTTCCCGAAGAAAACCCTCGACGCCGAGGACCTGTTCAGCGAGTACCCCGGAGGCGTCGTCGTCACGATCGAGGGCATTAAGGCCCGGACCGACCCAGGCGAGATCGGCGGGGAGCCTGAGGTGACGTACTTCATGGCCACCAAGGAGTTCCGCAAGCCGATCCGGCTGAACAAGACATCCGCCACGATCATCGCCGGGGTGGTCGGTTCCGAGGACACCGACGACTGGCACGGAAAGACCGTCACCATCCGCGGGTTCTCGAAGCAGATCACCGACCGCGACACCGGGAGACCCAAGAGGATCTGGGTCACCGAGGTCGACATGGACGCCCCGCTCTCGCCCCCGCTTCCGAACATGGTCAAGCACGACATCACGGGGGTGGCCGCGGGCCGCAAGCGCCTGACCGCGGGCCGGCCCGGACAGGGCCCGGGCCCGATCGGCGCCGAGACGGCGCTCAAGATCGCCCAGAGCCTGCACGAGCGCGGGAAGAACATGGGCGACCTCGCCGGCCACCTGGCCAACCTGGGCCTCAACGTCGCCGGCCAGCTGCCCCCGGCTTGGCCCGCCGCGGCCCTCGAGCCCTCGAGGATCTACCTGCGGAACCTGCCCAAGGTGAGCCCGCCGATGACACCGGCCGCGGTCGCCGGCCTTGCCACGGCCTGGGGCGTCCCGCCCCCAGGATCGCCCGAGGTCCTGGACGTCCGATCGGGCGAGGTGATCACGCCGGCCGCCCCCGCGGCCCGCGTAGCCCGCCCGGCGCCCACGCCGGCCAACCCGCCCGCCCAGCAGATGCCTCCGGACCACGAGGAGATCCGCGAGGAGGACATCCCGTTCTAGGTCATCTCTCTGCGGACCGCGAAAGCGGTCCCCTCTCCCGGCCGGGAGCGCGGATGCACGCCCTCCCGGCTTTGAAGCAGTACCCGCCTTGTTGGCGGGGAAACCCCAGCACCGCTTCAAAGGCCTCCGACGGCGCGCGCTGCTGAGGGATTCCCGGGGTGTTCCCGGGCCCCGGTGAGCATGGCCTGAGTTCACATACGCCCATGCCAGGCCGCCGGGATCTGTCCGAGGAATCGACCCCGCCTAGCGACACGGGGGGGGTCGAGGCACCGCGAAGCGCTCCGTCGCGGATGAGGTTCGAGTCCTCACTCGGGCATTTGGAAGCACACCCGCACAACCCGCCCGAAGGGCAGGTCGGTCCTCACACGACCATCCTGACCACCGAGACCCGGCCGACGAAGATCACCGTCGAGCTCGGGGGCGATGGCCGGTGGTTCAAAGTCCTGAACGACCTGATCGACGACGGGACCGCCGCGAGCCTAAAGGGCGACGGTCTGCTGCTGCTGCTGATCCACCTCCGCCACCGGGGGCCAGACGGACTTTCCCGCCTCACCATCGACGACCTCTGCCGGCACGCCCAGCGCCATCGCTCGACCGTGTTTCGAGCGCATGACCAACTCCAGACCGCTAAGCCCATGTTGCTGAAGCGGGTCGGGGATGCACTCTGGGAACCGTTCCCCGGCCGGGAGTTCATGGGCCAGCGGTCGCAATCCTGCGACCCGCCGAGTCGCAGACCTGCGACTCCGAGTCGCAATCCTGCGACACCCCCACAGGGAACGCGCGCGCCCAACCAACCAACCAAAGACAGAGAGTCAAAACCAGATCTTCATCCGGGGAGGTTGGTTGGTTGGCAAGGCATCGGGCTCTTCTGGGAGCCCAGGTCCATGCGTTCCCCGGACGAACTGCTGCGGGCGCTCAGGGTTTCAGGCCGGCTGCTCGAGCAGACCCTCGGCCTGCCCGGCATCACGGTGGACGAGATCGCCGCCGAGGCCGAGCGAATCGCCCAGGACCGGACCGTCGAGAACCCGCCCGCCTGCCTGGCCTATCGCCTGGCCGCGGCCCGCGGGCTCGCCAGACCGCGGCCGGCGCCCAGCCCACACGACGACTACGCCCAGCGCCTGGTTCAACTCCGCCGAGCCAAGGCCGGCGCCAACCTGCCCACGTTCCTGCCCCCACCCGCATCCGGAGATCCCCAATGACCGCGCCGATCGCCAACCCCAAGCCGCTCCCGATCTACTGCGAGCTCCCCTGGAATATGCACAAGGGACACGAGCCCGAGGTCGCCCCCGACTACACCCACCGGTGGTGGCGCCGGCCCGGGGTGGTCCCGATCATCAAGCTCTCCCTGCCCTGGTTCAACGACGTCGCGATCAGCTACCTGGCCGAGGACGTCGCCCTCGCGGTCCGGGACTTCGCCCGGTGCATCGGGGTCGAACCCCGGAACCTGCAGTGGGCGTTCATGCCCGCCTATATCGGCCGCGGCCCGCGCGACGGGGGCCGGGTCGACCACGAGCACCCGCTGTTCGACCACCCCGCGGACCGGACCATCCGGAAGGGGACTTCGTATTGGGGCCCCTGGGCCCACGAGGGCATCCGCGCCAACCGGGACTGGATGCTGCGGTTTGCCCCGGCCCTGGTCGCCTCGCTCGCGGACAAGGGCCTGCAGCGCCCGAAGATCCTGGCGATCGCCAGCGAAGCCGGCCCCGGTGACATCGTGAGCGACTACGACCCCGACCTGCGGATCCCCGCTTGGGTGGTCTCCGCGGCCCGGGATTGGCGGAGCAAGGCCGACGACCACGCGGTGAAGCCCGGCTGCAATTTCCGGGACTACGTCAACCTGATCGCCCCCGGGCCAGACCCGGTGATGCCCGCGGTGAACCTCTCGCTCTACGGGCTGCCGGCCGCCCGCAACCCGCTCAACCACGCCGCCCGCGAGCAGTGGGAAGGCATCCGCCGGGTGGTCGACGACCACGCCCGGGTCGAGGGCATCGTGCTGCCCTGGCAGCAGTCGTTCCCGGAGTGCCCGGTGGTCGAGTTTGGCGCGGCCTCGGACGGGGGCCCGCACGCGGGCGGAACGATCCCCTTCCTCCCGCCCTCGGCCGGCATCCGGCCCCAGGACACGAAGCTGTGGGGCATGCGGGGAGCCTTCCGCACCCCGCTCCAGGGCCCGGCCTGGTATGGGGAACTCGGGCAATACGACGACGACGCCAGCGACCGCGACCTCTCGATCCGATCGGAGATCTGGAGCACAAAGACCCGGTGGATGTCGGAGTATGACCAGGCTTACCGGATGGCCCAGGGCCCGCAGACCGGCCTGACGCTCTTTGAGTTCGCCGCGATCAGCAAGGCCCTTGCGGTCCTCCAGGCCCACGCGCGCTCGAACAAGGCGCCGCTTTGCCCCTGGACCAGCCTCAGCCACGGGATCACCGACCGCCAGATGACCGAGCTCCTCCGGTGGCTGCACACCCACCACTCGCTGGTCCCCGCCGGGACAAACGGATCGGTGCACGGCCTGTGCGTCTGGGAGGACGGACACCACTGGAGCACCGCCAAGTGCGATCGCTGGTCCGCCCTGGCCGAAGCCACGCTCGGAGTGGAGGCCGGGGAATGACCGGACCAGCCCTCCCACCGACCAGCATGCTCGCCCTGGCCGACTCGAGCATGGCCGCCGCGATCCGGGCCGCCGCCGGCACGACGACCTCGAGGAACGAGAGCGAGTGCACCGCGATCACCACCCGCATCCAGGCCGGCCACAAGTACAGCCTGACCGCCGACCAGACCCTCGGCGTCGATTCACACACCCTCCTGTCCACAGAGAAAGGACCGATCCGCCCATGAGCACCCCCACCCCCATCGCCCTCCCGCACATCAAGATCTGGAGCGTCCTGGTCGACGTCTCGGCCAAGCGGAAGAAGGCCAAGAGCGAAGAGCAGGAGTTCATCAAACACCGCCAGTACCTCGAAAAGGAGATCGCCAAGCACAAGAAGGGGACCGCCGAGCGGAAGCGCCTGTGCGTCGAGTACTACGACACGATCGAGGCGATCAAGGGCGCCCGCACGGCCGCGAAGTGGCTCGCGGACAAGTCCGACAAGATCATCGACAAGGGCATCGAGGGCAAACTCTGGGAAGAGGACGACGACGATGGCGAGCCCACGATCCCGGAGCACACCGACCTGTTCGATCGGGATGACGACGACGACGACACGGACGCCCCCGCCGCCGCCGCGAAGATGGTGGGCGAGCCCGCCGCCGATGCCGCGGCCCGCTCCAAGCCCACCGACATGGTCGTCGACCTCGGGCAGCAGAAGCCCGCCGAGCCAGCCGCGGAGCCCGCGGCCACGCCCACCCGCGGGGCCAACTCGAAGCTGCTGGTCGGCACCCGGACGATCGGGATCGAGGGCAAGTCCGGTGATGCCCTGTACAAGTCCGGCTTCGGGGTCCTCGCGACCGTTGCCGACTTCTTCGAGAAGCACCCCGGCCGCCATCGGCAGGCCTTCGTCGATGAGGTGATGTCCAAGACCGGGGTCACCTTGGGCAAGGGCGTGCTGGACAAGCTCGAGCGGGCGATCGCCGATGCCAAGGCCGCGGACGCCGCCGCAACCCCGGCGCCCGGGCCCGTCGCCCCCGCCGATCAGACCGATCCGCTCGACGTTTCCCTGAAGTCGTTCCTGAGCGAGAAGGACGAAGCGGCCTGCCGGGACGTCGGGCTGCTGACCCTCCGCGACTTTGCCACGGCCCTGCACTCGGGCGAGAGACTCCCGGTGAACGAAACCACATGGAAGCGGGTCGCCGCGGAGATCGCCAAGCGAATGTCCACAGAGGTCGCAGAACGCACGCCGCCGACAAAGGGCCGCAAGTCCCGCGCCGCCGCCGGCTGAACCGCACCCGCGGGAACCCCCCGTCCGGTCAGCGGGGGGAGCCCGCGGGTCTGTTTCACCCACCACGCCTCAACAACCCGCCACAACCCGGAGGACCCACGCCATGGGAACGATCACGGCCACGATCAAGCGCATCCAGATCCCGCCCGATAAGCAGGACCGCTCGAGCATCGACCCCGAAGCCCTGAAGCAGCTGGCCCAGTCGATCGATACCCACGGCCTGCTGCAGCCGATCGTCCTGGCCCACCCCGACAAGGGACACCGCGACTACGAATGGGTCCTGGTGGCCGGGGAGCGCCGGCTCCGCGCGGCCCAGCAGCTTGGGTGGACGGAGATCCCCGCCCTGGTGGTCGAGGGCAAAGCCCTGGACGAGATCCGCGCGGTCGAGAACCTGCAGCGCGTCGACCTGAACGCCATCGAAACCGCGATCGCGGTCGGGGACCTGGTCTCCGAGCAGACCGACCACCAGCTGGCCGCGGCCGGCTTTGCAAGCGGTGTCGCGGATATCCCCGCCCGGGCCCTGGCCGCGGCCCGCATCGCCGCCATCGACCACGTCGCCGCCCGCCTTGGCAAGCCGGCCAAGTACGTCCGGGATCAGGCGTTCATGGCCGAACTCGACGCCAAGACCCGGAAGCTGGTGGTCGACGGTCGCCTGCCGGTTCCCCACGCCCGCGAGCTGGCCAAGGTTCTGGACACGGACAAGCGGTACGAGATCGCCCTCCGGGCCGCGGCCGAGCCCCGGGGGGACGGGGGACGCCAGTACGCCTGGCCGATCGCGGACCTCCGCCGGGAGGTCGCCAAGGTCTACCAGAGCCTGGCGATGGTCCCCTGGAAGCTTGACGCGGAGTTTGCCGGAAAGCCGGCCTGCATCGACTGCCCGGAGAACAGCGCCAACCGCCCCGGCCTCTTCGAGAACGCCGCGCCGATGTATGGGCATGCGGGGTTCAAGGAACCCGCAGCCGGCATCTGCCTGAGCCGATCGTGCTTCGGCGCCAAGAGCGCCGCGGTGACCCGGGCCGCCGGCACGGTGGCCCGCCTGACCGTGTCGGCCGCGAAGCCCGCCAAGGGCAAAGCCGCCGCGGCCGAGCCCGCCAATCCGATCCCCGCGGCCCCCGCGTTCGTCCAGCCGGCCAAGTTCAAGACCGCAGTCGCCGAGAAGGTCGAAGCCGCCAAGACCGCGCGGAAGGACGGGGCGGGGAAGTCCTCGGTGCCCCGGGTCGACGACGCCGCCACGGCCGCGGAGCGCAAAGCCGCGGACGCCTACCGAGAAGCAGAACGGGACTGGCGAACCAGGTGTGCACAGCTCTTCCAGGCCGCGGTGAAGGCCCAGCCCTGGGTTGTGCCCTTCCTCGAACCGCTCTCCCGGAACACAGACTCCCCAAGGATCGCCAAGAAGATCGCCAAGCTTCTGGATCGGGTTTTCATGCTGCAGGGGAACCCGCCATCGCCCGAGCTCGGGCTGCTGGTCGAGTGCCGCGAGTGCGACCCGGTCATGGATGTCGACTGGTGGAGCCTCGACGAGTTCTTCCCCAGGATCGCCGCGGGCCTCAAGGTCGAGATCCCGCCGGCCCCCGAGAAACCCGCCGCGGCCACCAAGGGCCGGAAGGGCGGTGCCAAGTGAGCAAGCTCCCGGGAGTGAAGGTCAAGACCCTGAAGATCAAGGTCGAGGGCGTCGAGTACTCGTGCGAGATCGACTGCGGGTGCCCATCCCCAGAGCCTGAGACGCTACACGAGGCCACAGGCATCCGTATCTGCAACGCCTGCGAGGCGAAGGCGGCAGAGAAGGCGCGGGAGTATGTGCGGGATTCCTGAAAGCGACTCCGTTTATGCCCTGATCTATACGTGCCTCCATGATCGTCACCACGCCCCACAACCCCGAGCCAGAGAAGTATCCCGGAGGCCGGATGCTCGGGCTCACGATTCGCGGTCGGCGCGTCGGCGCTGGTCTGACGCTCCGGCGGTGCTCTGAACTGATGGGGCTCACCATGACCGACCTAAGCGCGGTCGAGCAGGGGCAGCGGCCATTCACGGAGCAAGAGTTTTCGGATTTCAACCGGGTAGCGAACCTGAAACCCGCTGGTGAACAGCGAGAGAAGGTTGACAGCGATGGATGAGCACAGACAAGGAGTTGCGACGAGTGGCGCTCGCGCAGAATCGACTTCCGAACAGGGTTGGGGTAAGGACCGGCAATTACCCGGAGGAAACATGAAGCCCAAGAAGTACCTGCCCGGGTCGACCTGGGGCGGATGGACCGTCATCTGCAAAGTCCCCGATGAGTCGGGGCCGAACTGCCGGTATTGGTGCAGGTGCGAGGGCTGTGGGAAGCGGGCCAAGGTTCCCGGAAGTTCCCTCTACGTCAACCGCCTGGGGTGTCTGGCTTGCTCGACCAGCCATCGCCACCAGGGCGCCGCCAAGTACCCCATTTCTATCACCGAGATCATGGACCGGACCGGCTACACGAAGGGGGGCGTCACCTCACGGATCCGCCGCTTCGGGTACCCGGCCGCCCTCGCGTTCTTCCTGCCTCAAGCCGCCAAGGAGCTCACTGAAATGCCACGCCGAAACGCCGCCCCACCCGCCCCCATCGATCCCAGGCCCGAGCCCACGCCGGCGCCGCCGCCCAAGCGCACATGGGTCTGCCGACTCAAGATCGCGTCGATCGAGTGCGAGGGATCGGCTGATGACCTGGCCGCCACCCTCGAGGCCTTCCGCGGGCTGATGAACGGCCGCCAGACCCGGCCGGCCACCGAGCCCGGACGGGAGACCCGGGGATGAGCACCAACACCGGGATCGCCTGGACCGACCACACCTTCAACGGGTGGTGGGGCTGCCAGAAGGTCGCCCAGGGGTGTGCGAACTGCTACGCCGAGGTCCACGCCGGCCGCTTCTACGGCCGGAAGATCTGGGGGCCCGCGGCCACCACCGAGCGCCGCATCATGGGCGATGCGAACTGGCGAGCCCCGCTTCTGTGGGACAAGACCAGCCGCGAGAGCTTCGAGCTCACGGGCCGCCGGCATCGGGTGTTCGCCATGTCGATGGCCGACGCCCTCGAGGACCACCCCGCCCTGGTCGAGCCCCGGAAACGGTTCGTCTGGCTGATCGAGAACACCCCGTTCCTCGACTGGCAGATCCTGACCAAGCGCCCCGAGAACGCGTTCATGTTCGGGTGGAACGAGTGGCCCGCCAACGTCTGGTTCGGGGCCAGCGCCGCGACCCAGGCCGAACTCGACGCCGCAGTAAACGCCCTCGCCGGGGTCCGGGCCCGGGTCCGGTTCCTCTCGCTCGAGCCGCTCATCGAGAGGATCGATCTGAAGAGAGCCTTCTGGCGCCCTCGCCCCGGAGATCCATACTGCCGGATGGCACCGATCCCCAGGATCCACCAGGTGATCGCCGGCGGGGAGAGCGAGCAGCGGGGCAAGTGCCGGACCTGCGACATCGCCTGGCTCGAGGACCTGCTCGAGCAGTGCCAAGCCGCCGGGTGCGCGTTCTTCCTGAAGCAGATGGGCTCGCGGGCCTGGACCGACAACGTGAACCGGTGGGACTTCCCCGACGACGACCTCGAGTTTGAGAGCGACGGGAAGCACGCCGCCTCCGCCTTCGTCCACTTCAAAGACCCCAAGGGCGCGGACCCGGCCGAGTGGCCGGAGCACCTCCGCGTCCAGGAGTTCCCACGCTGATGGGACGCAACGAACAACCCCCGCCGGATCGCCGCCGGCCGACGCCGAGCCCGGCGCCGCCACCACCCCCAGGATCGCCCATGTCTGCCCCGTTCCATCCACCGGTCTTCCTCGACCCAACACCCACGCCGCCGAAGCCGCGCCGGTGTTCGCATTGCCGCGGGGTGGCAAAGCCCGGCGCCTCCCGATGCCAGGGCTGTGGATCCACAGACCTTGAGCCGATCGCGGAAGATCTCGGCAAGTACTCCCGCCCACCATTCACCGATCCGCAGCCCCGGCGGTGCGATCGATGCGGCCGAGCCTGGATGTGCTTCTGGCTGATGGTCTTTTGGATCCTCGCCCTGCTCGCCGCGATCATCTGGGGGCCGAACCCTTGAACCCCACCACGCCCGCCCCCGGCACGATCGAGATCGCCCTCACCGGGGAACCCGCGGCCACGCCCCGCCTGCGATTCAACAGGCAGAGCGGCCGGACCTACACCCCGGACACGGCCGACGACTGGAAGCACGCCATCCACGTCGCCCTGCTCAAGACCGGGTGGCGCAAGCCCGCGGAGCCCCCGACCTACCCCTTCAGCGTCCGCATCGTCTGCTATTTCGAGCGGCCCAAGCGCCTCGCCAAGGCCGCCGCCGGGGCGATCCCCAAGGGCAGCAAGCCCGACAACGACAACCTGGAGAAAGCCGTCCTCGACCAGCTGACACGGTCGGGGGTGTGGCGCGACGACGCCCAGGTCTTTGACCTGCACACGACGAAGTTCTGGGCCGCGGTGGGGTTCGCCCCCGGCGCCCGCATCACCATCACGCCCCACCCGGAGCACGAGCCCCATGTATCAAGCCCCCGCAAGCGGACTGTTCGGATCCAGCAGCCGACGCTCGGCGCCGGCCGCCCCGGTTGAACTCGGTCACCTCTTCGACCAGGCCCCGCCCTCGAGCGCGTCGGCGGAAGCCTGCGTCCTGGGCGCGATGCTGCTGGACCCCAAGTGCATGGACGAGGTCGTCGAGGTCCTCGGCCGCAACCCGGAGGTGTTCTTCACCGAAGCCCACGGCGCCATCTTCGACGCCATCCTCCACACCTGGGACAGCAAGTCGTCCGGGGACCTGGCCCTGGTGATCCAGTACCTCGAGGACCGCGGCCAACTCGAGGACTGCGGCGGGAAGAAATACCTGATCGACCTGGCCGAGAACAACCCCGGGCCGGCCGCGGTCGCCCACTACGCCCGCACGGTGGCGAGCAAGGCCCGACTCCGCCGGCTGATCTGGGCCGCGGGGCAAATCGCCTACGACGCGGTCCACGCCCCGCAGATGGGCGATGAGCACGGGGTCAAGGCCCTCGACCGCGCCGAATCCCTGCTGGCCGAGGTGACCGCCACCGAGCCCGAGGCCGCCAAGTTTGTCACCCTCGCCGAGCAGATCGCCCTGGACTACGAACGGATGGTCTCCGGCCACACCAACGGGGTCCGGACCGGATACGACGAACTGGACCGCTTCCTGGGCGGGGGGATGCAGCGGGGGGACCTGATCGTCCTGGGCGCCCGCCCGTCGATGGGCAAGACCCAGCTTGGCCTGTGCATCGCGGACCAGATGTGCCACGCCGGCACGAAGGTGGGGTTCTTCTCCCTGGAGATGTCCCGCGGCCAGCTTGGGCAGCGCCAGCTTTCGATGCGGTCGGGGGTGTCGACGGTCACCATGCGGGACGGGTCCTCGAGCGTCGAACAGCACAGCCGCATGCAGGAAGCCCTCGCGGACCTGATCGGCGAGCCGGCCAGCCCCATCGTCGACGACATGCCCGGCCAGACCCTGATGCAGCTGCGGAGCCGCGCCCGGAAGATGGTGCGGAAGCTCGGGGTGAATGCGATCTTCATCGACTACCTGCAGCTGCTGACCGCCCCGGAATCCCAGCGGGAGAGCCGGCAGATCGAGGTCGCCACGATCAGCCGCGGGCTCAAGGCCCTGGCCCGCGAACTCAACGTCCCGGTGGTGGCGCTCGCCCAGCTGAACCGGGGCGTCGAGGACCGCCGCGACCTGCGGCCCCGGATGTCGGACCTCCGGGAATCCGGGTCGATCGAGCAGGACGCGGACGTCGTGCTGCTGCTGCACCGGGAGGCGTATTACCACCTGGGCGACGACGAGTGGAAGGCAGAGAACCCGGAGAAGCTCAACGTCGCCGAGCTCATCATCGCCAAACAGCGGAACGGCCCGACCGACACGGTGCTGCTGACCTTCGAGCCGCACACCCTGCGTTTCCACGGGCGCGACAGCGCCGAACCACCCAAGCGCCGAGCCCCGGTGGCGGTCATCGCCACCCAGGGGATCTTCCCCGCCGACAAAGACAGCGGGCTGCCGCTCTGATCGACCTGACCACCGGACCCATGATGGCCCGCGAGCGAGAGATCACGCCCAACCTGCTGATCGAGAGCCTCAAGGCCTCAAGTGCCAGCGCGCTCAAGCGGGGAGAGTGGGTGATCGTCAAACCCACGCGGGGCCTGCCGGTGCGGGCGCTCTTCATCGGGGTGCACACGCACAAGCACTACGGCCCGATCGCGGTGGTCGTGTACGGGGGACGGATCCACTCGGTCGACGCGGTGCGCGTCAGCCGGCCGAAGGTCCGCGGATAGGATGGCCAATGGACCAGACCCCGGAGTCCCCGCCATGCGTCCGATTCGAACCGCCCTGCTCGCGATGGTCGCCGCCGCTTCGCTGTTGAGCACACCCGGATGCGCAAGCGTCGAGGACGCCAAAGCCAAGCGCACCGAACTCCTGAACCACAAGACCGACCTCGAGCAGGCCTCCGCCAACCTGGCCGAAGCCAAGGCCGCCGCGGAAGCACGCCAGGCGGAGCTCGAGCGCGAGCTCGCCCAAACCCAGGCCCTGCTCGACGACACCCAGGACGCCAGCGCCCGCCACGAACTCGAGGTCACCATCGCCGGCATCCGCACGGAGGTCGCCCGGGCCGCCGGCCAGGCCGCCGCCGCCCAGGTCCAGATCGCCGCGGCCGAAGTCCAGATCACCGGGGCGACCGCCGGCATCAAGACCCTCGACGCCGCGATCGGCGAGTTTGAGAACCCGACCGACCCGCTGAACCAGGCGGTGCAGGGCGCCCTGCCCTTCCTCCCCGAGCCGGTCCGTTTGCCCCTGGCCTGGGGTGCCACGATCGGCGCGCTGCTGTGGCGGAGCGGGAAGCTCAAGACCGCCCTGACCAGCGTCGTCCGGTCCTTCGAGACGCTCAAGCAAGAAGCCCCCACGGTGGCCACGGCCATCGCCCAGCACGCCAAGACGATCCGGAAGATCCAGACCCCGACCGCCCGGAAGATCGTCGACCAGGTCCAGGCCGGCGCCGCCTGAGTCCAAGCACCGTCATGCCCAGCCGCCACCCCTACCCCGGAGCACCCATGAAGGTCATCACGTCGAACACCAGGTTTGTGGTCTCGATCGGAACCACTATCGCGGTCGTCGTCGCCGCCGGCACAGCGACCGCCCGAGCGCTCACCGTGCTCTCTGCGATCGATGCCCGCCTGGCCAAGGTCGAAACCAAGGTCGCCGACCAGTACACCCTCGCAGTCGCCAGCGAGGTCGCCCTCCGAACCGCGATCGCCAACCCGGGGCTCAAGATCCCGGACCCACGAGACCCGAACCGGCTGATCCAGGTCACCACCAACACCAGCCCACGCCCCTGACCGCCATCCCCTCCCGCCCTCGAACGAAGGAACCCGACCATGCCCTCCGCCCGCCTGTCCGCCGCGGTCATGAACGCCGCCGCCATCGCCCCGTTCATCATCGCCTCGTTCACCCGTCGAACCGCGATCGCCTGCATCACCGACTCGAACGGTGACCAGATCAACCTGACCGGACACAACGATGGCATGCGCCGAGCGGCCTCCTTCATGCTCGGGGGGTGCTACGGCAGCGGGGTCATGCCGGCCTTCGGCCTGGCCGGATACCAGACCGGCATGCTCGACTGCATCATCGCCGGGGTGAACGGCCTGGCCGGCGCCCCCGCGGAGTTCACCGACCTGGCGTTCCCCACGGGCCACGGAGCGCCGGAGGAGAGCGACTGGATGGCGACGGGATGGCCCGGCAACAGCGCGTCGGGCGCGATCCGGATCAAGTCCAACCACCCGATGGACGTCAACCGCGGCCTCGAGCTCCACAGCCGGATCTACAGGCCGGCCGTTGGCGGTGCGACCACGCTCAACCCCACGGTCATCCCCTACGAGTCCGGGGTGGGAACCATCCTGTACCCCTCCTCGAGCACGCCGATCGCCCTGGAGACCCGGCCCGCGGACGGGATTACCAACTTCAAGTGGACGATCCCCGCGGGCGCCCTGGTCAACTACGCCGATCCCCAGACCCCGCTCGGCACGGGCGGTGGGTGGGGCTTCCGCGAGCAGCGCTGGACCGGCGCCGATATCACCGGGGCCCTGGGCATCACCTACCGACAGCTGGTCGACCCGACCAAGCTCAACGGGGTGCAGTGGAGCAAGATGATCACCTTCGGCGGGGCGCCGACAAAGACCCCGGCCTCGAGCCTGTGCCAGTCGTTCAAAGACAGCCAGATCGCCGAATGGTTCCGGGCCCACGCGGTCACCCAGGTCGACGCCGCGGGGAACGCCCTCCCGCCGATGATGCTGGTCCAGATCGTCGAGGGCGGAAACGACGCCGGGGATGTCACCTCGAGCATCACGTATCGCCGCGGCGCTGGCCAGGGCGGGGCGGTGGTGACCGGGAACCCTGTCGGCAACACCAAGGTGGGCATCAAGAACAACCACCAAGCGATCATCAACCGGATGCGGGATGTCTGGGTCAACACCTGCGGATACGCCGAGAAGAACCTGTTCTTCCTGCTCGGCTGCTACCACCCCCAGCCGCCGACCGGGACGCAGTACACCTTCGTCCGGACCCTCGCGGTCGACGGATGGCGCGAGCTCACCCAGGAGAACGAGAACGTCTGTGCGGTGGACGGATACCAGCTGGCCACCCACGAGGACTTCTCCTTCGCCCACGCCATCAAGAGCACGGTCAGCCCATGGACCGCTGACAGCACGGTCACCTTCCACCGAGCGGTCGGGGTGGACAACGCCCACCTGAATCAGCCCGGATACCAGCACTGGGGTCTGCTCGTCTGGAGCACGCTGCTGGAGAGCGTCATGGGCGGGCTTGTTGACGGGTCGAGCCTCCGCGGAACGCTGAGCGACAACCGCGGGAACACCCTCGTCATGCGGAACTGATCTGCCACCGGGGCTCGCCCATCGGGTCGAGCGGTCAGAGCCCGGAGCCCCAGGAACGACCCGGCCGCTTCAACCGGGAACGATCGGCCGCTGAAGCAGAACCGCCCCGTGCATCACCTGCACGGGGCGGTTTGTTTTATGGAACCGGCTAGTCGTATCACGAACAGGCCCGCGCGTTCCGCGATCTGGCCTTTTCGTTTCAGTCGATCAGCGTGACCTTGCCCGCATCGAATGCACCGTTGAAGTGCGGGTTCGGGTGCCGATCGATGATGCGAGTCCCATCCTCGAGCGTCGTGATCACGGCCAGCGGGGTCGCGTCTCCGGAACAGGTCTGGCCGGTTCGCATCGCGTGCACGATGCCGACGAACTCGACGCCCTTCTGGGCGCTGACGTTCGGGCCCTTGATGATCGATCCAATCTTGATTTCCTTGTTGTTGCGGTCGTGAGGCATGAACTCCGTCCTTTCAGTGAACACCCCGCCCACCCAAGAAAGCGACTCACCACCGGATCCGGACATACCCGTCCCGGCCCGCCGCGGCCGCGCCCGCCCCGCCGCCCCCGTACCCGCCGCCGCCGCCCCCGTAGCCCGTCGTCGCGGGGCTGGACCCGGTGATCGAGTTGGAGCCGCCGGCACCGCCGCGCCCGGTGATCCCCGAGGTTCCGACACCGCCCTCGATGCCATCGTCCGCGGCCGCGCCGGAGTGGATCCCGCCGGACCCACCCACCGAGCCGTTGGTCGCGCTCTTGCCCCCGTTGCCACCCTTCCCGGTGATCGTGTTGGCCCCGAGCGTCACCGTTGAATCCGCCCCGGCAGTTCCATCCGTGTCGGTCACGGTCCCGCCGGGAGAGCCTGCCCCGCCGCCGCCGACAACCACGGTTAGCGCGTCCGCGGGGTTCACCGCCCAGATTTTGAACGCCCCGCCGCCGGCTCCACCCCCGCCGCCATGGACGCCCGCGCCGTTGGCTGTGAACCCGCCGCCGCCGCCGGCACCCCAGACCTCGACCTCGATGGAGTAGACGCCGGCCGGCACGGTGAACGTGTACGTTCCCGCCTGCTGCCGGACCCAGCGCCCCGTCGCGATCGGGGTGATCGGGACCTGGGCCTGGGGGATCTTGCCGGCCGCGTCGAGCACCGCGGTCCCGTCCGCCAAGCCCGCCGAGTCGATGATGGCCGCGACGTCGTTCATGACGTTCAGCAGGTCGGCCCGGGCCGCCGCGGGCGAATCGGAACCGGCATCGGTGTTGGTGGTGACGAACGAAGGCGAGGTCGGGAAGGTGCTCATGCCCTCACCTTAGGGGGAAACGATCCGACCGTAGTGGTAGACCTCCCAGCGGTCCCGGCTTTGTTTGTCCATGATCCGGAGCTCGACCGGCTGCTGAGTGTTTGGGCAGATCGCAAACCATCGCCACTCGGTGGCGGGGTTGTTGAGAGCCCGGTAGCTCGACTCGTGATCCTTCCCACACCGCGGACACCCCTTGGTCTGGATGACCATCGGTTCACGGTTTTCGAGCGCGAGGAGTTCCTTCCCACACCGCGGACACCCCTTGGTCTGGATGACCATCGGTTCACGGTTTTCGAGCGCGAGGAGTTCTGGGGCTTCCACGACTGTGCTTGTGCGTTCGTCCATGCCCTCACCCTAGCCCACCCACTCCTTGATCTGGACCTGAACCACGACCCAGTCGGGCCGCAGCATTTCCGGCCACGTCGCGAGGAGCTGGTCGGCATGCTCTCGCTCGGAGAACACCGCCGGCCAACTCCTGACCTCGCGGTCCCGGGTCAAGTAAACGGAGTCGCGGAAGCGGTGGCGAACCACCCAAGCCATGTGCTGAACGATCGGGTCCGGGGTCTTGGCGTCCATGCCCTCACCCTAGACCCGCGAGCGGACGAGCCCGTGCCAGCTGACGATCGACTCGTCCTCGCGGGCGCTGGTTCGATAGGTCGGTCGAGCGCCCACCCTCACCCGGAGAACGCCCGCCGCGGCGGGCTGCGAACGCAGCGACACCGCCACGTTCGGACGGACCCGCCATGGCATGGCCGCGAGCATCCGCGTCCAAACATTGCTGGTGAAGAACCGGAAGCAGATCGTCACGCGGGTCCGGACGTCGATGGAGATGTGCCTGGCCATGGCTCACCCTAGAGCCCGCGGACGATGGCGTCGATCGTGGCATGGGCCGGCGCCCTGGCCGCATTGAAGAGCCGGACCCGCGGCCCGAGCACCGGGTCCTTGTCCACCAACTCCCAGGACCAGCCCGGGCCCTGCCCGTTGAAGGTGACCGCCACCGACCGGATCACCTGCAGCTGGCCCGCCGGCACCGGGAGCCGGACATCGCCCACCCCGAGCCGACGCTCGAGGGGCAACGCCGCGGTGTCGACGTCCTGCAGGTCGAGCGCCCGCGTCTCGGCGCGCATCAGGACAAGCATCGAACGGACCGCCGGCACGGGGGCCGCCACCGTCGCGGTGACGGTCACCCGGGCCTCTAGGTACCGCGCGTTGACCGTTCGCTGCTTGGCGGTCTGGACGTCCTCCCAGGCGGTCCAGGAGATCCCATCGGTCGACCACCGGACCTCGACCAGGGCCGAACCGTCGACCGCGACCACAACGTCCGGGGAGAAGTCGAACACAAACCCCGCGTCCATTGCGGTGTGCTTGTAGACGATCGGGCTCGAGGGGTTCAGGTTCCACCGGGTCCAGAGCGCCCAGGTCGCCGGGAGCGTCGCCCAGGTGGTGGTGTCGTTGGCCTCGATGTAGTTCTGCCCGTTCCGGAAGCAAGCGGTCTTGGTCCCGGGCCACCCCGCGATCGCCGCATCCTCGCTGAACGCCACGCCCTCGAGCCGGGGCTGCCCGAGCGTCCGGGTGATGATCACCGGGTTCAGGCTCTCGTTCCCCGACAGGTCGATCGCCTTCACCCCGAACTTCCATGTTCCCGCCGGCGGGACATTGAGCTCCGCGGGGGACGCCTGGATCACGTCATCATGCAGCGGGGCCAGGTCGCCCCAGGTGGTCGCCGACGTCGGTCCCCAGCGCAGGTGCACGCCCGCGATATCGGGGGGCTGGACGCCCAGATCCCAGGAGTACTGCCGGGTCCCGTCGCTGAGCCGGATCACCTCGAGCGAGACCGGGTCCGGCGGGGCCAGCATCTGGCCGATCACGGTGTGCTCGAGGACCACGGTCGGACCCGCGAGCACCGGGACCCAGGTGAACACCCAAGCCGACGCCCGCCCACCCGCGGTCAGATGCCGGACGGAGATCTGGTAGGTCCGGCCGACGATCACCCCGTCGATCCCGACCTGGTTGTTATCGATCGGTACGGTCTGGGCCTGCGTCCACGGACCCACGGCGCCGCCGCCGGCATCCTTCAGCCGGACCCGGACCTGGGCGTATGCCGCGAGCGGCCGGGTGCCCGACTGACGCTTCAAGGTCAGGACGATCCGGGGCTGCAGCACGCCCGAGGTGTCGCGGGTCATCACCCAATCATCCGACCGGATCGCCTCGACGACCGGGAGCTCGGGGCCATCGTCGACCACCGGGACGCGGGTCACCCCGCTGTCGAACGGCGGGATGGCGCCGACGTCCGCGGAGTGCACGGCCGGCGCATGGTCGACGACCTCGAGCCTGGCCGAGAGGTCCGAGTCGATGTCGATGCTCTTGACCAGCATCTCCCGGGTTTCCTGGCCGGCGGGTCCGAACATGAACAGGTCCCCGACCGCGGGCCACGTTCCCGCGGGGACCGGCACGGTGAAGAGCACCTTGTGGTGGGACCCCGGCACGGTGATCAGATCCCGCGTCCAGGCGGTCCCATCATCCAGCCGGACCCGGAGCCGGTAGCTCCCCGACATTTCCATGGGGCAGAGTTCGTCGAGGTCGAGCCCCTCGAGCTCGCCGGACCCGTTCACCTGCCGCGCGGTCACCCGGCCATAAGCCAGGCCGATCAACGGGACGTCATGGGTGACCAGGACCAGATCCCCGCGGGAGCACACCATGTGCTCGACGTCGCACTGAAACGACCAGACCTCGGGCCGGAGCGCGGCCACGGCATGGAAGTAGCGCCCGTGCTTGAAGGCCTGCTCGGCGCTCGTGCAGCCGAAGTACTGCAGTTCCTCGAAGATGGTCGCCGGCGGGAGCCCGGGCGCCGCCACGCCCCAGGCGTCCAGACCGTCGATCTGGTACCCGTCCGCAAGCACGATCCGCTCGTCCTCCTGGTACCCCTTCTCTGCGTTCATGAACAGCACCCGGAACGCGTGCGGGAGGGTGGCGAATGCCTTCCGGCCGGAGAACCCGAAGGTGTTCCTGGGGGTGAAGTGCTGGACGGGGACGGTCTGCACCCGGTCCCGGACCACCGAATACAGCCCATTCCGCATGCCCGGGGTGGCGCGGCCGGCCGCGGCCACGTCCACGAGCCGCTCGTAGACCGTTCCCGCGAAGTCGATCGTGCCGTTGAACTCGAAGCCCTCGTCGTCGCAGTACTCGCTCCACTCCTGGAGCGACGCCAGGTCCAGCTTGGCATCGGGGATCGGCCGGTGGTTCCCGCGGCCCTGCAGGATCGCGCGGTAGATCGCCGCGGGATTGCTGGTGGCCTTCTTGACCCACGCCCCTTCAGCCGGATCCCAGGTCGGGAGAACCGACTGGCACAGGCAGTTAAACTGGTCCACCACCCCGTTCAGCTGGTCGGTCGCCCGGATGCGAAGAGCGACCCGCGCGGTCCCGGGGATCCGGACCGGGTCCTGATGGTCGATCGAGCGGAGCGCGGTCCAGTACACCTTGTCCAGGATCCGGGTGTCGTTGGTGTCGGGGGTCACCCGGCGGAGCCGGACCTCGTACTGCCCGGAGGGAACCGACCATGCCAGCGACCGGCGGATCTGCTCGGCCTTCGACGCGGTGGTCGAGATCGTCGACAGGTACGCGTTGAACCGGTACCAGCGCACGCCCCATTTGCCCGCGAGCGAGGGGTTGATCCCGTTTCCGTTCTGGTGAATCGACGCCGAGGGGACGATGGCGAACGAGCCGGCGCCCGGGGTCTTCCACCCGACCGCGGCCGCGCCCCCGCCCGCGGACCGGTTCTCGACCCGGAACCGGAGGTGATGCCAGCCGCGGGTCAGCGCGATCGATCCCTTGTGCACGGTGAAGTTGGGGACGCCCGCGGACCCCAGCGGGGCATGCTCCCCGTACCAGCTGGCCACGAGCTCGCCATTCACCTCGAGGTCCATGGCATCGGACCCGTCGATGCCGAACTCGTAGGTGCCTTGGGTCGCCGCGAACACATAGGTCTCGGCCACCCATGCGAAGCCGGCCGCGGGGAGGTAGGCAGGCTTGGTGTCGGGGAAGAGCCCGCCGGTACCCGACCAGGCGATCCGGCCGGAGTGGTTGGCCCCGCCGCCATACTCGGCCTCGGGGGTGCGCGTCAGGTAATCGAGCCCGCCGGCATCGACGGGACTGCCGGTGGTCCCCGCGTCCCCGTTGATCTTGATCCAGGCGCCGCCGGAGACCGGCCGGTATTCGACCGCCACGTCCACGGTGAGGTCGGAGAAGTCGCCCGAGCGCGACACCTGAGCCAGTCCGGTGGGGAACGTGATATCGACCGCGAGTTCCTCGACGCCCGTCTGGCTCGTGCGGGTTGTCCAGGAACCGACCTGCTCGAGCAGGACCGACAGCCCTTCCTCGTGCACGGTGTTCGGGTAGAGCGTCAGGTTCCGGGAGTTGACGTAGCCCCGGTGCACCTGCAGCTGCACGCCCTCGAAGTCGTCGAGCGGGGTCTCGCCGATCTTGAAATCGCTGAGCCGGACCGGGCCGATCCCGATCATGTACAGCATCCGGACGAACTGGTCATTCCCCACGACCTCGGTGTGGGGGATGGCCGCGAACGGGGGGACCAGCCGGTAGGTGCCGAAGGGGACGGGGATCGGCGCATAGGGCCGGATGTCGTTGCGGGATCCCTGGATGGACGGGGACCCGCCCAGACCGCCCTGGTCGCTAAGCCGGGACTTGGGCGGGGGGATGAGGGCGTTGATCGCCAGGGTGCCCGCGATCGCCACGCCGGCCGACAGGACCGCCGCCCCGGTGGTCCCGGTGGCAACGGCGGTCCCCGCGAATACCGCCGCCCCGGGGATGGCCACGGCCGCGGCCAGAACCGCGATGGACAGGACGATCCGGAGAACGTCCTTCGACCCACCCCCCCCGCCGCCCCGGACCGCCAAGGCCACGGTGACCTGCCGCCCCGGCTTGGGGCGTACGTTGCCCCAGTTGGCCGCCGGGACCTCCCGGTCCCCCACGAACACCCGCATGCCCGGAACGGCCCTGACGCCCGCCTGGGCCAGAAGGGACGCCACCGAGCCCCCGGCGGGGAGCGAGACGTCCGCGACCGGGGAGAACGGGAACGGCCGGGACACCAGCCGAACGGGCCCCTGGTGGCGGTAGACCCCCAGGAGCCGGGGGAGCCAGACCGGGGAATCCAGGTCCTCCAGGCACGATTCGGTCCCAGCCAGGCAGTGCAGCATCTTCCGCCGGGACACCACCAGCCCGATGTGGGTTTGCCGGCCCACCCGGAACATCGCCACGTCGCCAAGCGCGAGGGCCGCGATCGCGGGGACCGGAACCCAGCAAGCGTCGTCGCCCTCCAGCTGGCCGCGGATGATCTCGGCGCCGTCGCCCTCGCACCGGGGGAGCATCACCCCGAGCCGCTCCGCGTAGACCACCCTGACCAGGCCGTAGCAGTCCAGCCCCTGCCGGCGGTCGCGACCGCCCTCGAGGAAGCGGATCCCGATGTAGTCGCTCACCCAGGCCGGCGGATTGGATTGGATCATGGGTATTGGTGGGGCGGGGGGGCGGGTCAGAAGATGCCGGGGGTCCGGGTCGGGCTGAACAGATCCGCGGGGTAGGGCTCGCTGAGGATGTCCTGGTAGGCCAGGCCGCCCTCGACGACGATCGCGTCGAACGTCGCGTCCCGGAGAAGGAACTCGAACGGGCCCGCCTCGATGGTGTCGGGGGTCGATGCGAGCACCATCGAGACCGTCACGGTGGGCGGGGACTGGATCGTTCGGACCGCCTCGACGATCGACCGGTCCACGTTGCAGATCCGGAGGCGCACGGTGGGCGGGGCCCCCTCGATCTCCGGGGGCAGGTCGAACTCGAACGGGAAGTGCGGGAACTCGAACCCGCCCGACCAGAGCGTGTCGCCGGCATTGCACACCCGGATGGGCATGGCCAGCGTCGGGTGCGAGATCGTCAGGAGGAGCGCGAAGCACTCCCCGGTCTCCGGGGCAAAGACCGCCCGCCGCGCCGCGATGGACAAGAGCCGCGGGATGGGACTACTCCTCGCCTTCGAAGCCGGCCATGCAGTTCACAGCCGACGACACCGTCACCCGGATCGCCAAAGTGCTGTCCTTCTCGACCTTCACGGACTTCGGGATCGTGAAATCGCCCTGAGGGTGGACTAGCCGCTTGTAGATCACCACGCCCGCGCCGGTGGGCTCGGCGCTGAAGTTCTCCCGGGCGGTCGCCTGGGGGGTCTCGGGGTCGCCCTTGTTGTCGTTAACCCAGGCGATCGAGCCGACGCTCGTGCCGGTTCCCTTGTTCTTGGTGCGGACCATTTCCACCAGAACCTTGGGTCCGGTGTTGGTCGTCCCGTCGAACGAGACTACTGCGTTCTTGATGAACAGCGCGACGTTCGCGCTCGCGGTGATCTCGAGGAGCGTCTTCGTTGCGGTGGTCGAGGAGATCGGGGCAGAGTTCCAAACCGAGATCTTTGTGCCGGCCATGGGTGGTTCCTTGGGATGGGGGGACTAGAACCCGCTGCTCGGGTTGTTGGTGTCGAACGAGTCGTCGTGTCCGGTGGGGCCCTCGCCGCCGCC